CCGAGAACTATCGGGAGTTTGCAGAGCAGGCAGGGATTGAGATCAAACTCAATTCCGAAGACGACACTGAAGTGTCCAAAGCAGACAACCCCATCCTGAATGAAAGCAATCTGGCTCGTATTCGGGGCATTGACTTGCGCCAGCACTACAACGAATCAGGGTTGGACATCGAGTGGTATCACTTTGAGTTTGTAGAGCGCACTTACCGCCACTACAAGCGCAGCAGGGACTTGCTGGACTTCACGGACTTGCTGGAGATGGCCGTCACCACCTCAGACCAGCTCCCCTCCTTGGAGGTCCTGATCGTGGACGAAGCACAGGACCTGTCCCGTCTCCAATGGCAGCTTGTCGGGGCACTGGCCGCTAAGGCCAAGCGCGTGTATCTGGCAGGGGATGACGACCAAGCGGTCTTCACTTGGGCAGGGGCCGATGTCAAAAGCTTTCTGTCCTTTCAAGGATCCATCAAGATTCTTCAGCAGTCGTACCGCGTACCGAGCGCCGTGCACCAATTGGCAGACAAGATTGTTCACCGCATTCGTTCTCGCCAAAACAAGGAGTGGAAGCCCCGCGAGTTCGAGGGCTCAGTCACCACCTATGACCGGTTTGAGGACGTGGATGTCAGCCAAGGGCAATGGCTCATCTTGGCCAGCACCAACTACCTGCTCAACCCTGTGGGCGAGTGGCTCAAGGCCAAGGGACTGCTGTTTGACCGCAGCGGTGTGCCCAGCGTGGGCCCGACCATCTTGAAGGCCGTGATCAGTTGGGAGCGCCTGCGCAAGGGCCAGCCGGTTCTTGGGGAAGAGATCGCCAACATCTACCGCTACCTTGATTCGGACTTCGTGGCCCGCGGCCATCGGACCTTCAAGGGCGATCGCAACGAGACACTTACTCTCGGTATTTTGCAAGAGCAATTTGGCCTGCTGTCTGCGCCCATCTGGCACGAAGCTCTGGGCAAGATTGCTCACGAGAAACGCGACTACCTGATCTCCGTCCTGCGCCGTGGCACGAAGCTCACTGACGGCGGCCGCATCAAGTTATCCACAATCCACGGAGCCAAGGGCGGGGAGGCGGACAACGTCTTGCTGCTCATGGACCTGTCCACAAAATTTGCCAAAGATTTCCAGAAGAACGGGGACGATGTGCATCGCCTTTTCTATGTGGGAGTTACCCGCGCGAAGCAATCATTGCACTTAGTGCTGCCCAAGTCTCAAGATAAAGGATTCCGACTGTGAGAACCATTCCTATGTTCCCGACCCCCACCGAGTGGGTCGCCCCTGAAACCTTCCCCAACTTATCCACAGCTAAGGAGATAGCAATTGACCTTGAAACATGTGATCCAAACTTGGAGTCCTTTGGTCCTGGGTGGCCTCGTGCTGACGGTTTTATTGTCGGATACGCCATTGCAGTGGACGGATGGTCTGGCTATTATCCCGTTGCTCATGCTGGTGGCGGCAATCTGGATAAGAAGCTGGTGGAACGATGGGTGGCGGACGTTCTCCGTACCCCCGCCGACAAAATCATGCACAACGCCGCGTATGACGCCGGGTGGCTGGGTGCCAGTGGATTCGAAATTCATGGTCGAATATTCGACACAATGCTGGCAGCCCCGCTTCTGGATGAAAACCGATTCAGCTACAGCCTTAACGCGCTCGGCTTCGACTACCTCCAGGAAATCAAAAGTGAGCAGGGCCTCAAGCAGGCCGCAGCCGATTTCGGTGTCCATCCTAAAAAGGAGCTCTGGAAGCTCCCGGCCATGTACGTTGGTGAGTACGCGGAGCAAGACGCGGCGCTGACCCTCAAGCTCTGGCAGCACTTCAAAATCAAGATGCGCCAGGATGAGGTCGAGTCGATCTTTAACGTCGAGACCGATGTGTTCCCTGTGCTGCTGGAGATGACCCGCCGAGGCATCCGTTTTGACCGCGAGAAGTGTGGCCTGATGATCGATCGCCTGCGCACGCGTGAGCACCAGTTGCTCAAAGAGATGAAGGAGCAGGCGGGTGTCAAGATAGATATCTGGGGCGCGCAGTCCATTGCCCACGCCTTTGATCGCTTGGGTATTCAGTACAGCAAGACCGACAACGGCCTGCCCAGCTTTACAAAGCAGTTCCTTGAGAACCACGAGCACCCGCTGGCCAAGATGATCATCGAGGCGCGCGAGACCAACAAGACGCACAGCACCTTCTTGCAGCCGTACATGGACTTCAGCGCCAAGACAGGGCGCATCCATCCCCACGTCAACCAGATGCGCTCTGATGACGGCGGCACCGTCACCGGCCGCTTGTCCATGGCCAACCCCAACTTGCAGCAAGTGCCTGCCCGCCACGAGATCATCGGACCGATGGTGCGTGGCCTGTTCCTCCCGGAGCAGGGTCAGATGTGGGCATCGAATGACTTCAGCTCCCAGGAGCCGCGCCTGCTGGTGCACTACGCAAGCCTCTTGGGCCTGCCCGGGTCCGAGACCATGGTCAGCGCTTATCACAACGACCCCAACACCGACTTCCACCAAATGGTCGCGGACATGGCTGGGATCAAGCGCAAGGCGGCCAAAACGATCGGTCTGGGCCTGATGTATGGCATGGGCAAGAACAAGCTCGCTGCGCAGCTTGATTTGTCGCTGAGCGAGGCCGATGAGCTGATAACGCGCTTTCACCACAACGTCCCGTTCCTCAAGGGCACGGTCAATGCAGTGATGAAACGAATTGACCATCCTGCAGCGGGTGGCGCGATCCGGACCCTCTTGGGCCGCAAGTGCCGGTTCCCATTGTGGGAGCCGATGGAGTGGGGCGTGAACAAGGCGCTGCCGCGTGAGCAGGCGGTGATTGAATATGGCTCGCGGATCAAGCGTGCGGGCACGTACAAGGGCCTCAACCGTCTGATCCAGGGGTCAGCCGCAGACCAGACCAAAGCGGCCATGGTGGCGCTGAAAAAGGCGGGTTTTGACCCCATTCTTCAGGTGCATGACGAAGTGGCCTTGTCGGTGATGTCCAAAGACGACGCGATCCAAGCTGCGCAGATCATGGCCGAGGCGGTCAAGATGGAAGTGCCCAACCGGTGTGACGTGGAAGTCGGCCCGAGCTGGGGCGAAGCAAAGTGACGCTACAATTCTTATTGTTGGTGGTCAAGCGTGATGGTGGGGAGGAATCCCGATACAGCGCAGGATTGGGGGAACCCGGTCGTCACCAGACAAGCCTACTGGGTGAAAGGCCCCCGGTGCCAATCAGCAAAAAGGGCCCCTCGGGGCCCTTTTTAACGGAACAGTCCTTTTAGTTTTTCCCAAAAGCTCTTGCTCTTGGGAGCGTCCTCAAACAGATCGAGCTGCGTGATCGAGAAGAGGTATTCGCCTTTGCCCTTGCCGGGCTCAAGGCGCGCGTCCAGTTGCTGCTTGCTGGCCAGAACAAGGCCTGCCCTGCGCACAATGGAAGAGGGCAACCCCGTCCACTGCGCCAGCTCCGACGTCTTGCCCTTGTAGTTGTGCGAACGCAAAGCAGCGAGGACCATGGCCCGCGCTTCTTCTGGTGCAAGGTGGATGGGGTTTTTCATCAGAACACCCCGAACCAGATGCCCGTGCCGTGCACACAGCCCACGGGGAAGAACACTGCACCTGCAATCAAGAAGCCCCAAGAGGCGGTCTTGAGGCAAGTGACGACGTGCGTGAACCAGGCCAGGACAACCCAGCCAAAGCCAATGAGGGGAAGAAGTTCGCTCATAGGTCTACTCCTTGGTAAATCGCCTCAAGGCGATTGATTTGATGGGACAGCATGTTGTTGAACGAATTGAGCTGACTGGCCAGCGCAGACCCTGATTGGTCCGATCCGCGCAGCGTGTTGCTTGTCTCTGGCGCAGGAACGGTGGCCGATGCCAAACGACGGTCCAGCTCGTCAATGACGCATATCAGCGCATTGAGGTTCTTCTCAAACTGTTGCACCTCACGGGTCACGCCACCTTGCGCACGTTGTTTGACGTCAGGCCCGAGAATGGCCCCAGCATAGAGGCCCTGTGCCATTTGCTTGGCATGGTGATCTGGGTGAAATCTCTCTTGCTGCTGGAGCATTGCCTCCTGCTGGAACATTGCATGCTTCTGTGTCATTGCTTCTTGGTAGTTCATCGTGTGTTCCCCTCAAGACGATCGGCCACCAGCTTGGCGTAGCCAGCGATGTCGGTCCAGTGATCCACCTTGTCAGGGTTGCCATTGATGATGCGGCCCAGCTTGTGGATGATCATGTCAATGGCTTCGCGTTGATCAAACGCCAAAGGTGTTTGGCGCTGCTCGATGTAGTTGTGCACCAAGCGCTTGAGCATCTGCATGATCTCCGCGCCCTCGATGAACTTGCCGTAGTCCTTGGCCCGGTCGTTCAACACTTCGTCCACGTTGGTTCCTTCATTTGGCGTCAGGTCGTTGGTCGTCTCAAACGCGGTAGGGTCCGCCTTGCGCATCTCTTTGACATATTCCTCAAGCGGGATGCCCAACTTCTTGGCAATCATCGCTGCGCCCGCTGGGACGTAGAGCTTCTTGGCCGGGGCATCTGGCGCTGCAAGGTCCTGCTCTTTAGCCTGCTTGCGCAGCCGATAGGCATGCGACATAGCCATGTTGAATTTCCCAGCTACCTCTGAGACAGGGGCATTTGGGTGCTTGCGAAAGTAATCCATTACCTTCAGGGTTCTCTTTGCGAATGGCTTTGCCATGGGGCTCTCCTATAAAAGTGCTTCTTCAAAATCCTCAAGAGGATCGGCTTCAGTGGCCTTGGTTTGCTTGGGGAACCTCTTCGGGTCCAATCGCTCAAAGGGCCACCAAGCCTTGAGCTCCTCTTGTGATAACGGTGCGTGTTGGTTTTCAACCAATTTCTGCTTTTTCATTCTTACCTCTGACAATGGGACGGGCACCTTTTGAGCGGATGATGGCCTCGACAATCTCAATGGCCTTTTCCAACTCTGATACAGTACAGGCATCGAGCTGTGCGTCATGGATTTCCATGGCCAGATTGAATTGGGTGAGCTCGGGTCCGCGCAAAATAAACTTGCCAGTCTCCACGCCTCGGCGTCCCACCGCCAAAAGCGCGTCTTGCGCGGCCCGAATCTCATCCTTCCAGTCATCTCCAATACGCAGCATCGCCAGCGCTTCTGTGATGTTGAATGCGCCAATCAGGATGTCTATGTCATCCCTCGTGCCAATACCCCTGCGTACGCTCTCCAAAGCCGCATGGTTCTTGATCTTTAGCGTCGTCCCTGCACTGATTGATCCCACCTTCTTCATGCCACTTGTGACGTGAAGCATAGTGTCCATAATCAGGCCTCTGGGCCGGTATTTGCTGCGTTTTCTCATCGGGTCTATCCTTTCTAGTGTCGCTATTGTACACCAGTTGTAACTGGTGTACAAGTATTATTCAGTCTCTTCTCGCGTAACGTCGTCAAGGTTCTTTTTCATTCTCAAAACACCTGCGAAGCATTCGTTGACAGCCGTCTTTAAACGATCCTGTCTCTCGCGCCGCGTCTCGCACCAAAAGGCCGTATTCATCGTGATGTTGCCCATGCGAACACCTATCGTGACCAGAGGACCTTCCTCCTCTTCATCAAGCGCTGGGTCGTATTCCAACTGATTGGCCCGAACCATATACACGATGCGGTCGTAGAGGTCAGAGGCGGTCTGCGCCAAATACTCATCGCGCTCTATGCGCAGATCGTTGAGGTCGATCGGAGGAATCACCACCTCGGCCTGGGCACCCAGCTCGTCAATCATGACGTAAACGTCTTGTTCAATCTTCAGCATTGCGTCTCTTCCTTT